TTCGAATCCGCTATGCTCCACCATCTAGGTGTTGTAAAATAAAGGGTTCTAATTTGGGTCCGATATGAGTCCGATAGAAAGAGGGGTTAAGTTGAAGTATTGCTTCGCTTCCTCCTCTTTTTTCGCTTCTAGATAGTGGTCCTTAATAATCGTCTCGGAGTTGTCCATTTCTAGGGCTGTAGCGGCCACGTTCTTGGTTTGAGCCACTCTATATGAGCCGTAGCTGTGCCTCAGGGCGTTATTTCGCCATCCTCCGATAAGTTTACCGAGGGTGGTGGTAGTCGTCTTGTTCGGCGACGTGGGGACGATATGCTTGCTGGGTGATTTGTCCTCGATGATATCGAGCCAGCTTTGAAGGGTGGGAAGTATCGGAACCAGTTTTCGCTTTCGGTTCTTGGAGATGTGCGCGGGGCAGTCAATGACGCCCTGGCTTTCTTTGATCATGCTCCATGTCATTGGTGCTTTCTTCGCTCCTTTAAGCTCTCCAGAGCGAATGCCGGAGAAGGCCACGATCACGAGCCAGGGGAGGAACTCTTTGTCGACTGCTGTGAGGAGCTTGGTCATTTCCTCTGGCGTGTATGTTGGGATGTTTGTTCGAGAGTCCTTTTTTAGGCTCGCGGTTTTCTGAGCTTCGTTGAATGCGCCTTCAGTTCTTAAGTAGCCTTTTTTCTCACACCAGAGGAAGAGTGAGACTGCTGCTGCTCGGTGATCGTTTCGGCTTTTTTTTGAGAGTTCCAGCACACTCATCGTCTCGTCAAGCCAAGCGTCTATTTCGGTGGATCGAATATCGCCAATAGGTTTGTTGTTAGTTGCCTTTGATAGTCGCTTTAGGTAGGTGTGTTGGCGGGCAAGGTGATTTGTAGTTTGGCCGGCCTCCTTAACTTTCTCATTGTGGAACTGCTCGACCGCTTCAGAGATATGCATGCGCTCCATCGTGCGGCGTGCTTGGAGGGCTTTGATGTCATCCCAAGTAGGGTTGAGCTCGAGGAAGGCTCTGGCAATGCGAGATTGATCTGAAGTTAGGTTGGAGAGGTCTAGGACGCCGCTGGCGATTTCGACGGCTTTTGAGTGGGCGGCTTCTTTGATGAGTGTTTTGCTAGAACGAGTGATATATCGCCAGCCCCCTTTAACTGAATCATCAGGGTAAGCTGCACGCCAGCACGGCTTCCCATTTTTTGTGTAAGGGTAGATGGGGAGCCTTACTGATTTGAATGTGACGTATTCACGTTTGCCGGCGCGGGGCATCTTATGCGTTTGCTTTGGAGTTTTGCCACTGCTGGGCTAGCTCGAGGATGCGGGGGCCTGTGAGTTTCGATAGCTGATCGGAATCGGCGGTGGGGTTATCGTTCTTGATGTCGGTGATGAGTCGCTCGAAGAATTGCCCTTTTAGGCTGATGTCTTCTTCTACCAGGGAGAAGGCGAAGTCGTGCACGAGGTCCTGGTCGTCCTCTGAGAGGTTTGCGAAGTAATCGGTGATGCGATGTGGCTTGCCGACGAAGAGGCTGTATAGAGCTAGCCCGTTCATGTGGGCGTTGTGTGATCTGTAGTTCACGAGTCCTTTTTTGCGTTGTAGCTCGAGGCCATCGTGGATGGGTTGGGGCATTTTACCTGAGTATCTTTTTGATCGAGACATATTGTAGTTAATCAATCTTAATTTTTTAGTGGGTGGTATGTCCGCAGGCATACCGTGGTAGGGTTGAATGTTTTGCTGAAAACTGTTCTCTTGAACATAGAAATACAAGCAACGTTACGTTCGTCCTATGAAGAGTATAATTGAGAGAGTAAGAGAGTTGGTGGCCGAGAATCGGCGGCTGAAGAGTGAAGTTCGGGAACTGAAAGAAAAGTTGGCTAGGAAAGATCGTTAATTGGATTCAGTTTCGTCTAGGACCTCCCTAAGTTCTGTCCAGGCGCGTGTGAAGTCGAGAGGTAGAGGTAGCATCCCATCGTGAGCCTCTACGTAGTTTAAGAGCCCCTTAACAGCGATTTCTGTGAGAGCGGGGACTGAGAGTCCTAGGTTTAGGCTCAAAGCGGCCAGTTCTCGCTTAATGTCGTTTGATAGGCCTTCTGATGCGATATCCCCAGTGATGAGTCCTTCAAGGTTTTCGGTAAGCCATTTCGAAACGGACTTACCGTCTTTTCTTGCTGTCTCTGTTAGCTTGTCCTTAACGAGCTGCGGTATGGATGCTGAGAGGATAGTTTGATCAGCTGCGCGGTCTTTGTTTCTCATGATGCTGGAGGTATTTTATTACATTATATGAAAAAATAATATTTCTTTGTTGACGATTATATTACGGCGTATTAATTGTAACTCATCATGAGTGGTGAAGAGCAGTTAGGAGTCGATCGCGAGGAGTATGAATTGATGAGCGTTAGACTTACAAAAAGCTTTAAGGAGCGCCTGAAATCAAAGGCTGCAAAGGAGCGACGCAAGTTGTCGGACCAAGTCCGGCTGATGCTTGAGCAGTCTCTCGAGGCAGAAGAGTAAACGACTTGCCGTATTACGGCGTCACAATAAAAGTTGTGGATTTATGAAAAGAAGTGAAATGAAGAATGAGAAAATGGAGGTATTCCTCTTTGCTGATTGCCCAGTTCGGGTAGCAGGAACTCCTGATAATCCGCTGTTTTTAGCCAAGGACCTTTGTGATGTTCTGGGCTCGGCAGTCAGGGATGTTCGTAAGATAGTTGACGCTGATGAAGTGGATAGTATCCACACTGTGGATAGCGTCGGTCGTAAGTGTGAAATGACAGCGGTAACTGAGTCAGGTTTGTATCACCTGATTTTCAAATCTCGTAAGGCTGCAGCTAAAAAGTTCCGCCGTTGGGTTACTGAGGAGGTGCTTCCTCAGATCAGAAAGACTGGGCGATATGCTCCTCAGAAGCGTAAGCTCACTAATCGTGATGTGCTGGAGTATGCGCTAGCGCAGGAGCTGAGGAACGAGAAACAGGCGGTCGCCCTGGGCTTGGTTGAGCCTCATGATGAATATGGTGAGGTAAGTGAGGAGACCGGTGAGGCTCGCACTCAGCTGGTGCGTTCGTATTTCAGAACTCCGCAGCTTGGTGCCGACCATCTTCGTGGGGTCCGTTTCGTAAACTTGCAGCTCGAGCTCCAGTTGGAGCTCCCTGCGCTACCAGGACTGGAGGCTTAGGATGATGCAGTTAACCAATGAACAGTGGATGGATCTCCGCGGTGACTTGATCACTCGAACAGCTGAGATGATTTCCGCGAAGTATGCAGGAGAGGTATTGGAGGAGCTAGGGATGTTCCTGGGGGCGGCCGCCGGATTGCCAGTTTCTCTGGTGGCGCGGATCACGGGGTGGAATGACAAGTGGATACGCAGGAATCTTCCTGTGGTGAAGGCGGAGGGGCAGTTCGACAGTGTGATGCTGTGTGATGTGAAGGAGGCAATCTTTAACCGGAAGGATAAGTAAATGAGTGCTGCGAAAGCCAGAGTTCGAGTGGAAGCTGAGCGGAGGGAGTGGTCTGTCCGTAATATGCGAAAAGCTGGGATAGTTTCGATTCAGGTCGTTAGCGGTCTGCAGGAGGCTGCTGAGGAGATAGCGAAGGAGGGGAATGTGGTGCTGGATCAGCAGGGGAAGGTTTACCTAATCGCGACGATGGAGGGCTCTAACTAATGGAAAAGTATCTGTATATGTTGGTGATCGGTTCCCTGGTTGGCTCGATGGTGAGTGGGGGAACGGTGTGGGTGGTTTGTTTAGTTTTGGCGCGGGCAAAGCGTCGGCAGGCTCAGATGGATGAGCTGATTTTTAATGAGAACCGTGATGTGCGGTTCTAACGAAAGTAGTAAATATGAAAACGCACTTAATGATAGATATTGAGACGTTGGCGACGAGTGCTGACGCGGTAGTAACTCAAATCGGGGCTGCTTGGTTTGATTTCGAAAAGTTTTTGGTCGGAGAGATGTTTACGGTAGATATAAATGTAGGGGTTCAGTCCCTATCTAGGTCTGTAGACGTTAAAACGATGCTTTGGTATGCGGAGCAAGGAATTGTTCCTGTTGTATCAGGGGTTCCTTTGAACACTGCGCTTCGTGACTTAGCCCAATTTTATCAAAAAGGGGTAGCTGAATTAGGGGGTGATGCTGAGGTTGAGGTTTGGTGTAATGGGGCTAGTTTTGATTTTTCAATTTTGAATAATGCCTTTGATGGTGGGCTTCCATGGGGGCACTGGCAGGAGAGGGATGTTCGCACTGAGATTGCAGCGGCGAAGCGTCGGGGGGTGTTTGTTGAAAAGGGGAAAAACACCCATAAGGCTATTGGAGATGTTCTCAATCAAATCAGTTGGTTAAAGCAATGTTACGATGTGCAGTGGCCTCAGTTGTCGGTTAGAGAAGTTGTTGATGTAGCCTACGAAGCCGCTGTGGAAACTCATCGGCAACAAGGGGGAATGGATCAGCCCTTATGGAATGATGCGGATTCTAGAGTGAAAGAGATTTTTCATTCTGCGACTCTGGCTGTTGTTAAGAAGCTGGGGACGCACCAGGTGCAATTTGAGGGAGGTGAGTCTAATGGCTAGGTGTGTGGGTGCTGAGCCTCCTGTGGGGCAGGCTGTCTATGTTTGCGGCTGTTGCATGGATCAGGTGAGTCGTGTGCAGCTGACTTGGTATGACCGGGACTTGAAGGTGCCCGTTTGCAGTGGATGTGCGGCGCCGCTAATTCAGGCGGAACTGATGCTATTCACTCAGGCTGGGGCCAGTGTTTCTCAGGATTCAGATGTAGAGCGTGGCAGGTAATGGAAGATATGAGTGATGAGCAGCGCGTCGAGTGCGCATTCCGTGGTGGATCCGCTGATACCACTCATGGGTTTCAAGCTCTGAATGGGCAGATGGATCCTCTGGAGGCTTTGATGGCTAAGGAGGAGGTGAATGAAGATAAGGTGAGGAGTGAGTTTATGCAGGGGCTTATGGGGTATTTTTTCGCGGATGGTCAGGTGTGGCGGCCTGAGTATGTGGCGAGACGTGTGTATGCTGTGGCGTGTGCACGGTGCCCTTATTTGCTCCTGGATATGAGCAAGAAGGTGTTGGGCGATATTAAGGCTCTCTGTGATGAGTGGTTGGTCGTGCGGCAGGCGTATTCTCTCGAGGATCTTCTCTATGAGGGGGATCACGAGGACCGTGATGCGTTGCGTGCTGCGACGCTCCGGGCGGTGATGCGGTATTTCTTTTCCAACGATAAACCGGAGGACTGGAAGTTGGTGACGAAGAAGGTATATGGGTTGGCGAAGAGTTTCTATCCGCATTTGATAGATGGGATCAGCCTCGAGGAGTTGGGGGAGGTGTTTGGCGAGGATAAGCCGAAGGCGCATAGAGCGCGGTGGAGTGCGAGGATTAAGACGTGGGTCAATAAGCCGATTGAGGAGGCTGGAGGGGTGGCTCATAGCAAGTTTCAGAAGAGCGCGACAGCGAGTCAGAACTACTCGGCCGCGCAGCAAGGGAATTCTAACCGAAAGAAAAAATAGATGTATAAAGAGATCGAAACAATGTGTTTGATGCCTCACCCAGATAATTTCAAGGGCCGAGGTAAAGGGGTAACGGAGTTAACTGAGAATATCCGCCTCCATGGGGTGATGTCTCCGTTGATTGTGCGGCCAATTGAGGTTGATGATAAGACCAGTGGCATGCTTGCTGGGCAGGGATATCAGGTGTTGGCTGGGCATAACCGCTTAAAGGTGGCGGGGATACTGGGTCTGGAGAAGCTGCCGTGTCTGGTTCGTGAGTTGAGTGATGACGAGGCTCTGGAGCTGCTTCTGATCGAAAACATGGAGAGGGAGGATCTGGATCCGATGGATGAGGCTCACGCGGTGCGTGTTCTGAAGCGCGCCTGGGGAAGTAACTCCAAGGTTGCCGAGCGGCTAATCCGTTCAAAGGATTGGGTTCAGTTGAGGTTGGAGCTCTTTGAGCTAAGTGATGAGGCAAAGAAGGCTGTAAGGGAACGTAAGCTATGCTTGGGCTCTGCTGCAGTGATTCTCAGTGTTCCTAAAGGTGATGACCGTGAGAAGGCTGAGCAGCTGGTATTGCACCCAACGTTCCAGGAGGGGGCTCTTAGTGTGAAGCAGGCTGAGGAAGTGGTTGACGTGGAGGTGATAGAGCCAGCGAAGCAGCGGGATTGGTGGGAGAGTGTGAAGAGTGGTGAGGTGGCAAAGGTGCGGCATGCCTTGCGTGAGAAGTATGGTGACCGCGTCGCTGATCTTCAGGTGCGTGGCATGTCTTACGAGGCATCGATCGAGCTGGGGATGTCGCGTGGATACTATGTGGGGGCTGAGGACTATATCGTTGGGTATGTTATCACTGAGAATGCTCCAGAGATGAAGCTAGAAGGAGAGCGTGATGATATGCGCTGGTTAGATCTAGCAATTCGCCACGGTTTGAGCCTCGAGGTGATCTGCTACGAACGTGGTAAGGACATCGGTGTAATGGTGAACCATGGGCTTATTTGCGAGGGGGAGAAAGCTCTTGGGGAACACGACCAGGATCCGTGGATCTGTGAGTCGACTGGTGGCAAGGCTGTGAAACGTGATCTTCCGGAGGAGGGTGATCATGAGGAGGAATCGGATGGGCGAGATCATGGGGAGCAGATGGCGATGGTGAATCTGCAGCCTGTAAGGAGGTTGTTGTATTTATTGGAGGAGGATTCAGACGTTAATGCTGTTGAGTTGCAGCGGGGCGTGAACGAGGGGAGTTTTCCTGATTTTGATTGGGGCGATGATCCGCGAGTGGATGCTGCGGCAGAGATGTGTAAGTGGTTTCTTACGTTGAAGGGGGGGAGTGGCCAAAGTGAAGTGAGCGATCCTAGTGATGAACTCTTCAAGAAGGCTATTGATATCATAAATGGTGAGGGACGGGCGAGCACGTCTCTGCTCCAAAGGAGGCTGCGGTTAGGTTACACTCAGGCAGCTCGCCTCATGAGTGCTTTGGAAGATCGAGGTATCGTAGGGCCAGCAGATGGAGCATCTCCTCGTGCAATTTTAGTAGCTAAAGAAGAGGGAGGGGCTGAGTAATGGTTGTCAACCAATTGAAGGATGTTCGTGAAGTGTGGAGTCATCAAAGGTTCATGGCAAAGCACACTGTTGGGCTGGTTCCTCGTCGAGTGGTTTGGTCTGTAGCATCTGCTTTCACTTGCTGTAACTGCGGAAGCAAGCAACAGGTGACTAAGAAGGGGTTGTCGCGGAGACCAAGTTTTCGAGTTCAGAAGCCTGATTTTGTGCACCATCCATGTTCTCAGTGCGGAAAATATAACAAGCTGGAGTGCGTGTAAGTTTTACCGGAGTCACCTGCCGTCGAGTGGTGAGCGGCGTGCTGCGCGTGTGAAAAATGCAATACGAAAACGAAATACCTGATAGTTACCGTAAATGGGATGAATGCCCGACAGTTGAGACGGTAGGTGAGCTTATTGATGCTCTGGAGAAGCTTCCAAGAGATTTGCCGATTTTTGAGCCTCAATCAGTGCAGGTCACAAAGGTTAATGATGGCTATCTGGCTCTTTATCTTGAGGAAGCTGATTAGTCGTAGCTCTGGCGTCACCTGCCGCTGAGTGGTGAGATTGGTCTGCTAGACCGTGTTTTTTTGAAAGGATGTAGATATGAGTGATGTAGTTAAACGAATATTGAATGATTTCTGTTCAGACGATGAATATAGATCAAACATAGCAGAGCCATTTTCTTTTGGCGGTTATACAATGGGGTCCTGTGGGCGAATCCTAGTGGCGGTTCCTGAAATAGAAGGGTGTGAGGGGCACAAGAACGCGCCTCGGGAAACTGCATTATCGATTTTACCTAACGAGGAAGACTGCTTGGTTAGTGTTGATCTACCTGTGCTACCTCCTGTGATTATCAATGAGTGTTCGGCGTGTGATGGTAGTGGGTGTTTTTCATGCGATTGCCCAACTTGTAATGAATATCATGATTGTGAGTATTGTGGAGGTTCCGGAGAGGTTTTGAGGCGGAAAGAGATGTTAATCGGAGGTTTTTTCTATGATAGTGAGCGGTTAAGAAAACTGTATGCTCTCAGTAAATTTGAAGCATATTTACCAGGAGAAGCTGGTGTTTTGCCGTTCTTTTTTGAGTATGGAAAAGGGGCTCTCATGCCCCTTAGGAAGGAGGAAGATCGTGGGTAAAGATCTGTGGAGTATCGCCGAGATCTGTGATCAGCAGAAGGTTGTGAGTCCAGTGGACGGGCGTGTTGCCGCTGTCAGAACGTTAGAGGTTTTTGTGAAAATTAATCACCCTCATATTCCTGCGCCGACAGAGTTTATTGTAGTGAATGGAAGGGTGTATCAGCAGCTGGGGGAAGGTGCGAGTGAGGTTATATTAGAGCGAATTAAGAAGTTGGAGAAATAGAGTATGAAAAAAGAACGTCCAATTTTGTTTAATGGAGAAATGGTTCGCGCGGTGCGGGCTGGAAGGAAGACTCAAACTCGAAGAGTGGTAACTAATCAGAGGTGGATTGAAGCGCTAGAGGATGAGTGTTCGGTCGACCCTGCTGCGTTGATTAGTCCATATGGGAAGGTGGGGGACAGGCTTTGGGTAAGAGAGTCGTGGAAGGTGGCGAAGGAGCACGATGATGTGTCTCCTTCCGAGTTGGGGGACTGCTCAATCTTGTTCTTGGCTGACGGGCAAGTGAACTGGGTGAATCAAGTCGAATGTGAGTGGGGGCGATCCCGTCCATCGATTCACATGCCGCGACGTTTTTCGCGCATAGTGCTACAGGTTGTGGATGTTCGTATCGAGCGTATCCAAGACATATTGGAGGGTGATTCTATGGCTGAGGGTTGTGCGTTAGATCGGCCCCCCCTTCGGTGGTTTCGTGAGTTATGGAACTCGACCAACCGTTCTCGCGGATATGGTTGGGTGAAGAACCCGTGGGTTTGGGTAGTTGAATTCAAAGTGCTAGAGAATGAAGGCTAGTAACCCAATGAATCGGAATAGGGCACTCCGGTATGTAGGCTCGAAGATCCGGATTGCTCCGCGTATTGCTGAGCAGCTGGATGCTGTAACAGGAGACTGTTTGGTCGATGTGTTTGGAGGTAGCGGTGCTGTTACAATGAATTCAGGCTATGATAAAAGGGTCTATAATGATCTTGATGGGGATGTTGTGAATTTCTTTAAAGTTCTTAGTGATGATTCTCAGCGACGTAATCTACTCTGTTCATTGAAACGGACTCCGATGTCTAGGGGTCTGTTTGAGAGCTATGACGAGGTTTATGTGAAGGGCGGGCGCTCCTTTTCTAAAATCAAAGATGTGGTTGAGCGGGCTAAGGCGTTGTTCTATAGGAGTAGCTTTGCTTTCGGTGGAAAGGTTAAGAACGGAGGTTTTGGCGCAACTCTGAGCGATCGAATTGGGTGTAAGGAGATTAAACGCTACTACACTGTTCTTCGGGAGTTAGCTAGGCTAGGGGAGTTTTGGAAAGGGACTGTTATTGAATGCTTGGATTTTCGGTTGCTCATTCGTGCGTATCAGCAGCGACCGGGAGTTATTTTCTACTGTGACCCTCCGTATTTCGGCACCGAAGACTATTACTCAAGGAAGTTTGGGGAAGATGAGCATATGGACCTTCACGATGCTCTTACGTTTTCCCCTGCAGGAGCGGTGGTGAGCTACTACGACTGTGAGTTTGTGAGGGATACCTACCTGGAGAGTGAAGGGTGGCGTTATGTCGAGATTGAAGCGACGAAGAATTCGATGGGGAGGTCGAAGAAGAAGGCAAAGGTAACAGAATTATTGATTTGTAAGAAGAGACGATAGAGATGGCTAAATTTTATGATGTAAATGATGTGAAGCGAGCTGCAGCTGGAGCGTGGCCGAGTGTTCTGAGTCAGCTTGGCGTTGATACGTCGCACTTGTCTGGTCGACATGGGCCTTGCCCAGGTTGCGGAGGGAAGGATCGTTTTCGTTTCGATGATAGGGATGGTGAGGGAACTTGGATTTGTAGCGGTGGTGGTGACCTGCAGAGCGGGGATGGTATTGCGCTGGTTCAGCACATTAAGGGGTGTGAGTGGAAGGGGGCGTTGCAGATTTTGGGTGACGTAATGGGACTTGATGGGAAGCAGTATACTCCGAAGCAGGTGCAAAATGGTGTTGCTGCGGCGCCTCAGGAGGAGCGAAAGAAGATGAATGAGCTCTATGACGAAGAGAAGCTAAAGAAGGTGGTGGCAGGTGTTGAAGCGGTGACTCCAGAGTGGTTTATTGAGCGTAGTCCTGTGGATCCGCGTTCTGTGATGCCTGGGGAGTTTTTGAATACTGTTTTCGATGACGGTCAGCGTGCAATTGTCTTTACTGAGTTCTATTCGCAAGGGAATTTTGCGTGGGTGGTCGGAAAGGGCGGATACCGGTTAGGTAGTGAGGAGGGGGTTCAGGCTGTTAAGTCTAGCCTACCTCTAAACGGTGGGCGTGACGGTGTTTGGTTCCTATCTAACCCTGTAGATTTATTGTGGCATTCCAATCCTCGCAAGGAGGGGGAGAAGAGTCGCAGGGCGAAGGAGGCTGTTACTGATTGGAGATATTTGGTTCTCGAGAGTGATGATGCTCCGGAGGAGTTGTGGCTGAAGTTTTTGGCAATTTTCCCGAACAATATTCGAGCTATATACAGCAGCGGGGGGAAGAGTTGGCATGCATTGGTCCAGGTGGATAGGTCTTGCTGGGCCTCGATGGATGGCCTGCTGAAAGGTGACCCAAAAGGGCGTAAAAAGGTGGATCGTGAGGGTGTGAAGAGGTTTTGGTCGACGTATGGTGCTGACCCAGGGGCTTTGACTCCTGTTCGTTTAACACGATTGCCTGGGTGCACTCGTGGAGGGAATGAGCAGCGGTTGATATATCTGAATCCACATCCTAAGTCGATGCATCCGACACCGACTGGAGGGCTCGGGATGAAGCGTATCGTAGATCTTGTTCCTAGAAGAAGCGTAGAGAAGTAGGATGGGTCAAGAGGTAGAAAATGAGGAACCAACCACCGAGCTCAGGGTGGCTGGCGAAGATGAACAGCCTAAAATCGTCAATGAGGGTAGTATCAACCAGTTGGCGAAGCGTTTTGGCGAGTTCGCTCCTAGGCTCGATTTGTTCGAGGTGAATGGGGATTTGGTCTACTATGACCATCGCCGTGACCGTCAGGCCATGACTGGAAGGGTGTTTCGCAGCTGGATTGAGAACCATGTTTTCGTGGTGGGAGGTTATGATCGTAGAAATGGTAACCCGCAACCGGGTTCGCTGCAGCTTGGTGATGCTCTCGATATCCTCGAGGCTCCTGATTTCCGTCGTGGTGTTCGACGTATTGAGCAGGAGAATAAGGTGAGGTTGCCGGTGATTCGTGGTAATGGTTCGCTTGAGCTGCTGCCATGGGGGTATGATGATGAGAGTGGTGTTTATACAGTGCCTGGTGGGCTTGAGTATGACCTGGACTGGGATGTTGCTCAGGGTAAGGAGTGGATCAAGCGGTGGTTTGGTAGTTTCCCTTATGCTGACGAGCGGTCGTTGGCTGTAATGGTGGCAGGTCTACTTGTGCTTTATGTGAAGCACCTTCCTGGCGGGAACGGCTTGCGGCCGGGCTTTCTTTGGGAGGCGAACTTGGCTGGTTCTGGTAAGTCTGTGTGTGCGAAGGCGTGTTGCTCAGTGGTGCTAGGCTATGCTCCGGTCGGTAAGCGAAAGTCGAACGAGGAGATGGATAAGGAGATTGAGGCTCACTTGCGGTCGAAGAGTCCTGTTATCTTTATCGATAACTTATACGGGTCGTTGAAGAGCGCGACGCTTGACCAATTGATTACCTCGAAGGTTGTGACGTTCCGTGAGATGGGCGGCCATGGTATCGCGGTGCTGGAGAATGATGCGCCGGTTATGGTGACTGGTAATGATCTAGAGAAGAATGACGATGCTTATCGTCGTTACCTGCAGTGTTATCTTTTCGAGAAAGGAAACCCTCAGGATCGTGTGGTAGAGAAGCTACTGGATGATGAGGTGATGAAGACCGACGAGTGGCGTAAGGAGGCGTTGGCCGCGCTGTGGAGTCTGGTGAAGGCTTGGGATGAGAAAGGGAGACCAGAGGGTAAGACTATGCTCGGTTCGTTTGAGGCTTTCTGTAATCTCATGGGGGGAGTTGTTACTGCCTGTGGGTATGCTGACCCTATGCAGCGCCCTGCTCAGGAAGAGGGTGTGAGTCCTGAGCAAGCCGATTTCATTGAAGTGATGCGTGGTTGTCTCGAGGAGATGAAGGAGCATGAAGCCACGGAGTGGAAGTTTGGTTTGCAAGACTTCTCTCGTATTGCTCGTTCGCGTGATGTGTTTGGTCGAATGATTGGTGATGAAGCCTACGGTCGACAGATGTCGATCAAGGTTGATAAGATCGGTCGTGACGAGATTGGTAGTGCTATTGATCAGGGATACATGGATAAGCGTCAGGAGCAGCACTGGGGAGCGTTCTTAAAGCGAAAGGTGGGCACTGAGCCGGTCGTTGACGGAGTGAAGATACGCTTCGGTGATCGCGTTAAAGAGAAGCGTAAGACGAAGTATACTCTTACGGTCTTGTAACGGGCACCGGAGGTGCTTTTCAAAAGTTAATCGGGCGATAGCCCGCTACTATGCAGGGATTTATTCCCTGCTTTTTTGTGCCTGCGCGGCCCTTGTCCTGCCCCCTCTTTTTTACATAGCACCCTATGCACCCTGTGCACCCTATGTCGTTGAATAGGCTCACTCAAGGCGCCTGGTCAGTGGGAGTGACATAGCCCCAGTGTCGTTTTTGTTCAGGTTGTTCAACACCCTGTGCGTCCTTCAATCCTTTACATTTCTAGGTGTTATAATCCTAGTGACATAGGATACATAGGGTATTAGCACTCTGTGAAATAATGACAAAAGTGTCAGAATCTAGGGTATGAGCGCTACCCCTGTGCACCCAATGACGTAGGGGGGGTAAGGAGTCTTCTAGAGGGGTCATTTTGCTGGCGGTATCCCCGCCTCCCAGCCCTTTTGCGCGAAAAGTGTAGAAAATATTTATGTCACTTTGACACCTTCGTTTTTTCTGTGATTGCAGAGTTGAATGTTGTTCGAAGAAAGCTGGTAGATCTGAAGCCTCACCCAAAGAACCCGAGGCATCATGCGGAGGAAGGATCGGAGTCGTGGGAGGCGTTGAAGCGATCGTTGGAGCATGACTATTTTGATCCACTGGTTTTGAATGATCGGAATGGGTTACTGGTGTCAGGGCATTACCGGTTGAAGGTGCTGGCATCGATGGGCGTCGAGGAAGTTGATGTCGTGTTGGTCGACTACGACGAGCCAACTCACTTGGCCCGTTTGATGGCGGCCAATAAGCAGTTTGGTGAGTGGGATGAAGATGCGGTGAGTGAGTTGGCTCGAGCTGTTGAAGCTGAGGGACTCGATGGCGCGATGGCCGGCTTCCTTTCTGAGGATTGGGATTCCCTTATTTTGGAGCCGGAAGACTTGGAGGATGACCAGGGGGAAGTAGAGGAAAAGTTGAGTCGAGCTCAGGAGCTGCAGGAGAAGTGGCAAGTGCAGGAAGGTGAAATGTTTGAGGCGATGGTGCCTGGATCAGCTCATTCAGTGAGGTTGGTTTGTGGGGACTGCACGGATGTTTCCAACTGGCGTCGTATGTTGAGCGGGCGGATGGCAGATATGATCTGGACGGATCCACCTTATAACATCGCCTATGACTCGCTGCAGGCGCACCGGAATGAAGCATTAGATGGGAATGTGCCTGTTGAGGCCCTGCAAAATGACGACTTAAGCGACGAGGAATACGACTCTCTGTTGGTGCGAACGTTCTCGACGGTTGGGGAATTCGTTAGGCCAGGAGGAGCGATATACATCTCGCATGCTGATGGATACCGAATTGCTAATCAGACTGCGGCCGAGCGTGCCGGCTTCATGATTAAACAGACGTTGATCTGGGTTAAGTCAGGCTTCACTTTGGGGCGCCAAGACTATCAGTGGCAGCACGAGCCAATTCTATACGGCTGGAAGGATGGCGCCGCGCACCGGTGGTATGGCGGATATTCTCAAGCGACAATCATGGATGAGGCTGAGCTAGAGTCGCTGGATCGAGATGAACTTCTGACTTTGGCTCGTCAGTTGTGGAACGATCAGAACGGCTCTGTGGTGCGGGAACCTCGAGGTGATGAAAATACTGCGATCGGGCACCCTACTGTGAAGCCGTTATCTTTGGTTGCGCGTCATGTATTCAACTCATCGCAGGTCGGTGATGTGGTGATCGAGCCATTTGGGGGATCGGGAACGACGTTGGTCGCGTCGTATCTGATGAAGCGGAGTTGTGTAGCCACAGAGCTGGATCCGAAGTTCTGTGCTGTGATTCTTGAGAGACTATCGGATGCGGGACTGGAGGTGATGCGATATGAGCCAGAAAGTAACGCCTGAGTTAGCGGCCAAGGTCATACGGGCTGACCTAAAAAATATCATCGATAAGGTCGGTGCTGGTAAACCGCTTTCTGGAGTAGAGCGTTCGCTTTTCGATGCGCTCCGTCTCGACTCGGAGGATTTGGTGAAACGGCGCCAACTTGCGTTGCTGGCGAAGTGGACAGGAGGGAAGCGTTTGAATTCAAGTGAACTTGCTGAGATTAGTGAGCTGCTCCCGGTTGAAGCGATTCCTGAAGAGCCACCAGCCGTGCCGAAGAAGGCGCGCAATGGATACCTACACCCATACAAGTATTACGAGGCTCTCTATGGCAAAAACGTTCGGACGATAAAGCGTTGGGTGGCACTCGGAAAAGAGCCAGATGAGAAAGGAAAGACCGACCCCACGCCTTTGGATGACCCTCTTGATCTGCGGAGTTGGTGGGGACGGAATATGAGTCAACAATGTCCTCCTGGCATTCTGGCTGCAGCCGTAGCGCATACAAAGACACAGCGTGCTGCCGAACCGAAGAGTGATGAAACTCCCGAGATTGCTCCTGCCGTAGAACCGGAGGAGAAGCCTACGTTTGTGCCGCGTGAGTTGGCGGCAGTGGGAGAGGACGAAGTGGGGCTCGAGGCCACACTTACTCGATTGCGTGATGCTGAGGTGCAGGCGCACCGGATCATGATTGAGGCCTTGCAAAAGGGGGATGATGGAAAGGCTCAGCTAGCGCAGAAAATGTGGACCGGATTGACTGCGCAGGTCCGTCAGGTGGAGAAGGATGCTCGTGTGGACGCTGAGGCTCGTGGTCATCTGATCCCGCGCGGCTATGCAGAGACGAAGCTCACAGAATTCTTTGTTCCGATCGAGCGCGGGACTCGAGGGATGTATCGAAAGATGTGTGAAGTGATGGGGATCGCCATCGATGCCGATAGCGAGGAGCAGTGGAACCGGGAGTGCGATCGGTTGTTTGCGAAGTTCAACAGTGAGGTGTTTTCGTGAGGGTAACGGAGGCGGAAAAGAAACTCGTCGATGAGTGGATACAAGGGCTGATGACTGGAGTGTTTCAGCCTAGGCCTGAGCAGGAAATCTGGGAATGGGCGGAAGAGAACCTGCGTTTTCCTGCTACGGAAAGTCAGACGCTCGAGGGGCAGCTCTGGCGATCGGCTACGACTCCCTATGTCCGAACCATCATGAAGTGGGTGCGGAGCAGCGGTCAGCAGGAGATGTTCATTTCGAAGAGCTCTCAGGTAGGTATCACGCTCGGGATCATCATCATCATTGTTTGGATGATCGTGCACCAGCCGACTAACATTGGCTACTACATCGACTCGACGGATGAAGCGAAGAAGATTTCTCGAACACGACTAAAGCGCTGGATTCTCGACAACAAAGTTTTGGATGACGTTGGAGAAGACGAGGAGGACATGAATGCCCTGGTCTATTTCTTCCGAGGGATGACCGTCTACTTTCACGGTTCATACTCAGGGGGCGCTTATCGAAATAAGTCTCTGGGCTTGGCGATTCTGGATGAGCTCGATGCTCACCCTCCGATCGATGATGAAGGCACCACTGCCGACCTTGCGCGTGGTCGCGTCAAGGTGCCGCCCAACTCGAAGCTGATTGGATTTTCTACGCCGACCGTTGAGAGCGGTCAGACCTGGTCGGAATATCTCACCGGGACCAAGGAGAAGCTGTTTTGCAAGTGTCCTCACTGCGACCACATGCAGCCGCTCGAGTGGAAGCGTGTTCGCTTCGATCACTGTAAGGATCTCGCAGAGCAGTGGGATAACCAGAAGCTGCTCACTGACACCTACTACGAATGTGAGATGGGGTGTGAAATCGAGCAACGCGACAAGCCTAAGCTGTTTGATGAAATAGAATGGAGGGCGACGAATAAGAACCCGGTGCCGAATAAGCGATCGCTGCATATTTCCGATCTCTATAGCCCTTTCGTATCCTGGGGGAAGCTGGCGACCGAATGGGTGGAGGCTCAGAGGAATCTGAAGAAGCTGCAGAATTTCATTCAGCAGCGTCTCGGCGAACCGTTCAAGGAATCAGCGGGTGAGTTGAAGGAGGCTGATGTGCTACGGCTCCGACAGAACTACAAGAAGGGAACTATTCCTGTTCCTCCAGTTCTCGTATCCATGACCGTCGACGTGCAGAAATCGACACAGAAATATGTGAAGCAGGCGTGGACCAGGAACGGGGATATGTATGTGATCGACTGGGGGGAGGTTGGCACCTGGGAAGGTGTTCTCGAGGAATTCAATCGACCTATTCCAGCTAGCTCAGGCGATGAGGAATATCATGTGACCTCGGGCTTCGTTGATGAGGGTGACGGTAACCGACATATGGAAGTGCGCCGGTTCTGCCTGCCGCTCCTGCCACATGTTTGGCCGGTGAAAGGCCGAGGGGGGAAGCAGGTGAAGGACCTAATTTACACGTCGACCAAGTATTACGTCGATGGGGAATACATGTATACCTATCACGTTGATGATCACTCGTTCAAGAAGGAGCTACTTCACGGGCGGATCAAGCGTGATAAAAAGAACGCGGAATACTGCGCACCGCGACTGTTCTTGCCGCGGCGCCAGGATGTGGATCCTGGGTTCGTTGAGGAGCTGCTGAACGAGCGTCTTGAGTTTCGAATCAACAAATACGGATACGAGGAGCACTATTGGAAGAAGTCTGGCGACAATGATTACCTGGACTGTTTGAAATATGCGCTAGCGCTCTGGATGGTTCTAGAGCCAGAGGTTACAGAGGAAAATGAAGATGACAACGAAGAGGAAAGTTGATAGGGGTTAGAGCGTTATGAAAACTCTAAAATTGATTGTATCTTGTGTGTTTCTCGCTGCTGTTTCCACAACAGCCTCAGCTGTGGAGCTTGGCGGTGGCAAAAACGGCTTGTCCACGAAGTCGAAATATTATGGTCACGGCAAGGTTTTGTCTGTAGCAAAGGAGGGGCTTATAGTTATGAACAAGGCTGGCACAGTGGTGTTGGTGACGAATCACCCTAAGCATAAGGCTGGAACAGCGGCGGATGGCGATATTGTATACAGCTGGGTAGCTCCGCAGAAAAAGACCTACGTTTATAACACAGCTGGCGGAGCGAGAAAAACAGTGAAGATTTATAAACACCTTGCATATAAGAAGCCTAGCAAGGTGAAGAAGTCCGGTGAGAAGCGGGTGTTTTAGGGGGGGATTACTCGCCTCTCACTTTGCGCTTGCTGCTTATGTGCTCTTGAATATATAACTTCAACATCGCTGCGCAAACAGCGATCGCCATTTCTTAAATCGGAGTAAGATCCCGAGGCGCTAACAATAGAAAACCAAGAAACAAAGTCACAGGAGGATAGTCTCACCGGGTCTTGCCGCGAGACGATAAGGTTTGCGCCTTCCTCCTGTGACTTTTTTCTTAACTATGAAAGATGAAACCTATATCGCGTGGTTGCCGTGCGAAGACCGCGAATGCTATGGACTCTACGAGGGGCCGTTCGTCACTAGCTCAGGTGAGCAAACAGAGGCCTACCTTAAGCGTTTGCGAAAGAAGGCCGAGGCTGCGCCCGAGGAACCAGGCGTGTGGGCGATCGATGTCGGCACCTGGTATTTCGGTGACGAGGCTGTGCAGCGAATCGACCGAGAGTTGAATCAGTGAAAAAGCGAAGGGTGTAGATAGTGTCTACACCCTTTTTGTTGGACAGGTGCGCGAGATGGGGTAGGTTCTCGTTAGGCCGTTTTGTGGCCTACATAACGACACACACAATGAACTTGGAAATCTGAGGGGGTAACCAAGTTCGAGTTATAGAGCTAGGAGTTTCTGGGGGGAGGCTCCTAGCTCACGTTTTTATAGGGTGGATACTATCCACCACATCCTACTGGCCACGCGACCAGTAGGATTTTGACACCACGCCGCCACCATGGCAGATGCTAGGATCATCAATGGTATGAAACGCTTTCTCTCCAAGGTGGAGGTTGAAAGTGTGTATAGGGAGGCGTTGTCGGCGTATCAGGAGCGGGCGACGGAGGTGGTGATCACCAGTGTGAGTTTTGATGGAGGAGGGAGTAGTGGCCAGATTTCTGGCGACCCGCTCGAGCTGATGGATGCGTGCGAGGATATTCTCAAATGCATCGAAGCTGAAGAGGCTGGTGAGATCGGTGGCGATGGCCCACACATTGTTGATTTTTCAAAAGGTTACATTGAATCGTAATGGGGAGAAGTAAACGTCGTAAACGGAGAGCTCAGAAGTCCGTAAGTCATAGAACCTCTCAGAATGTTGGGGGAGGTGTGGAGCCTCAGTCTTTTGCCGGCTTTAGCGGTTATAGTGGTGCTAACCAGTCGACGCGGCGAAAGCAGGTTTGGTGGCCTGAGATGGATACCCGTCGAGAGTTAGATTCGTTCTCTCGTCAAGAGTTAGTTCGTCGACTGCGTTGGTTATATGCCAATGTAGGTTTGATGAAGCGGTTGGTGAAGGGACTTGCTGAGATGATCGGATATCTTTCACCAGATCCAGATACCACAGACCTAGAGTGGAATGAGTTGGCGTATAAGCAGTTCACTCGCTATATGTTAACAAAGGGAGTGTTTGACGCAGCTGGGAAGTTCAACTTTTACACCGCGCAGTTGATGCTGTCTCGAGCTGGATTGAAGGATGGAGACCTTATCACAGCTCTTACCTCCACGAGTTCAGTGCAGGGGATTGCTCAGTTCTCATTTTATGAATCTCACCAGATTGTTACTCCGAAGGACCGTCCGGAGACTGAAACCTGGATCGACGGGGTGAGAATTTCAGGGAATGGGCGTCATAAAGCGTATGGGATCAAGAATCCAACAAAGGGAGCTGAGCCTTTTGTGTTAAACGCAAGAAACGCTATTTACTTCGGAGAGCTTGATTCCTGCGGTCACGTCCGCGCAATTTCCGAACTTGCTCACGCGGTAAATCACACGCTGGACATCACGGAGATATGGGCGGATGTGAAGAGCGCTATCAAAATTGCTGCACAGAGCGGGATGGTGAGGACTCAAAAAGACCCTCAAGGTGAGCATAAGGCAAAGCAGGGGTTGGTGGGCTCTGTAAAGAAAAAGCAGGTTGGCTCAGGTCCAGAGGTTTTGAAGATGGAGGAGGTATACTCTGGAGGGCAAGTTCATAAGCTAGCTCCAGGGGAAGACGTAAAGATAATTGCTGATCCGAGACCTTCTCAGAATCAACGCGATCAAATTGGTGACCTCATTCGCGACATCTCTTGGGGAACGGGTTTGCCGCCAGAAGTAGTTTGGCAAATGGCTGGTTTGTCTGGCCCAGGTGTGCGTTTTGTTTTGGAGCAAGCTAATCGTTGGGTTGAAGCCCGTCAGTGTGAATTGAAGGATTGGTGTCAGAGCGTATGGACGTATTTCATTGCTAAGGAGATGAAGTCAGGGCGCTTGCGTAAATGTGAGGACGATCGTTGGTGGGGGGTTAAGTGGATGCCTCAGCGTAGCATGACTATTGATCGTGGGCGCGATGGTAAACAACGTGTTGACGAAATTTTCAGTGGTGTTGCGACTCTCGGGGACTGGACCAAGGAAGCATACGGCAAGTCATATCAAGAGGTCATTCGACGCCGTATCGAGGAGGTAAGTTTTGCTAAGCGTGAGTGCGAAGAGGCTGGATTGACTTATGCGGAGGTGTTCCCACCGCGCCAGGGGGTTGCAAAGGTGGAGGAAGAGGAACCAAAGAAATCACAAAACAACAACGACGATGAGTAGAGTTAAATTTGAAAAACTAGCAGACATTCTCACTTTGATTGCGGATGCGGAGGGGGGCGATGCAAACGCCATCTCTGCGCTTGAGAATGATTGGAATGAAAAAGAGTTAGCCTTGTATCTGCTGATAGCCTCAGTCAAGTCGGCTGATGTTCTGAATGCTATGGGGGCTTTGACGCCTCAAACCATTGATTATGCGGCTGCGATCGTAGCGGATGCATCAAAAGGTCGCAACATGATCATTACGCTCTCAGGCGACGTGACTAACTTTTCTATTGTGAATGCTCCAGCCGGAGCTTCAGGAACCATCACCCTAGTGATGGATGGAACAGGACACAGTTTTGCTATTCCAGCAGCTGCTCCAGAGGACATCATGGGTGGAGACTTGACTGATATAGCGTCCGTGGCAGATGAGAAAAAGGCCAAGATCGCGTGGGATTACGACGGGATTAGTTATAATTACTGGGTAAGCACCCCATCAGTATAATGCAGGGACATCAGACACAGCCAGGAATGATGAAGGGCGGTTCTGTTGGCGGCGGCATGATCACTCAGTTTAATGGAGTAGATGACTATGTTCGCCTGCCGATTGGACAATTTTATGACGCAGGGACAGGCAACAACAGTTTGCATGTGAAAATGCACTTTATGATCCCAACAGGGCTTGGTTCTCTGGACAATTCATCACAACCAGTAGTGACCCTTGCGTCAGGCGTGAGTATGTATATGGGAATTGTTTTGTCTGGTCGCATATACCTTCAGGTGAGAGGAACGAACTTACACAACATTACTCCCATTGTTCGTGATTTCCCATACGAGATCGAGTGGTGGTATGATGGAGCTAATGCCTATGTCTATGTGAATGGAACTCAGTATGGCGGGGCTAAGTCAACTAATCTGGTTGGAGGGACTGCTGATACAGAGGTTTGTGGTCGAGCGGATGGAGTAACAAGCTTCCCTGCACAGGTGCGTTACATGAGCTGTGGGACAGTAGAAAATCCTAACAAATATATCTACAATGATCACAGCTGGGTAAACAAAGGAACTGAATCAGGTGGTGATGGCATCCTAGTCGGCGGCACTCCTGTTCAATCGTATTAAGATTTATGAAAGCGTATTTAGTAAAGAATGATGGGGGTATCCCCGACCAAAAGAGTGTAGCACCAGGCGTGTTGTTGGTGCGTGATTGGACTGATCATATGGTGGCCCCCTCTGAGCACCGTTATGTTCCCGGACAAGCTGGTAGCGTGATTTCCTATGGTGGAGATAAGTCTAGCTACAGTCATCAGATCAGAACGAAAGCAAATTATGCTCTTATGGAGAATGGTGTGCCAGTGAAGATGATTGTTGGTGAGCAATACTTTGTCGAGCGCACCGCTGAAGAGCGTGAAATGATCGTGCCAGAGTCAGTCCCGAAGTATCTACTGATCTCGGTGCTTGAGCTGATGGGATATGTCGATGTCGAGGGTAAAATTGAATCTATCATTGCGCTTCTTCCTGAGCCAAATCGAACACTTGCTGATCGAGGATGGCGCATGGAGTCCAGGATTCGAAAAGATAACAGCTTGGTCGCGATGATTAAGGATGGTGTGAAGGATGAGGATGAGAACTTGATTCGACTTGAGAAGGCTGATGGAACGCCGATCACTACTGAAGCGATGCATCAAGCATTCATTCAAGCTGATGCGATGAACTAGACAACTCTATTGTATATATGAAAAATTTACCACGTATCTCAGCTCTATTGTATCACACTCCTTGGCAGATTGTTCCAAGTGAGCACCGGAATCTTAGTGATTTGTTCCAGTCTTATTTGGCTGGAGAGCTTTCTCCCCAGAACACTGTGATTGAAGCAGGGTCTCAAGAGGGAAAGCATCTTGGAGTCACTATTGATACTGAATCAGGTATAGCAGTATTACCAATCTACGGGGTTATCGGAAAGAAGTTGTCTTGGTTTGATATGGTCTGCATGGGAGGCTGCGATCTAGTGTATGTGGATAGAGCTATCGAGGAGTTGAAGAATCGTGACGATGTTCGAACTGTAATTCTTGATATTGATACCCCTGGAGGTGTGGCGATCGGAATCAACGAGACGGCTCAAAGAATTGTAGAGCTTGGCGAATCTAAGCGAGTGGTGGCGTATACAGATTATTATGCTGCATCATGTGGTTATCGCTTAGCAGCGGCGGCTCATGAATTTTATGCTTCACCAAGCGCGATGATCGGTAGTGTTGGAACCTTTATTGCCGGGGTTGATTCGAGCAAGGCTTGGACTGAGAAGGGAAAAGAACTTAAGTTGTTCCGGTTAGGGGAATACAAGGCTCTTGGGCTTGCTGGCAAGAAGTGGACGGATGAGGAATGTGAGCATTTGCAAGAAAGTGTGAATATGCACGGAGAGCAGTTTAGACAGTTCATTCGAGATCACCGTCCAGGGGTTACGGATGAGGAAATGCAAGGACAGGTTTTTGATGCAAGTGATGCGTCACCAGCGATGGTGGACGGGTTGATTCGAGACCTAGATACGCTCATCGCGGCAGAGATGAGTTAGTGGTTTTGACACTGTGTGTCCTGCATGGACCAGGATGATACTCCAAAACAAGATGGTGGCGCTGCAGTAAATGAGCGTCAAGAAGCTCAAGAAGCAACTCCTGCAGCACCTGCTGCTCCTGTTGAGACCTCTCAGCCTGAGGAAAAGGTTGAGAAGAAGGACGATGTGAAGCCTTCTATTATGGATCGCGCTCGGGCGATGATGAAGGATAAAGGGGCTATGCAGAAAGAGATCTCCGGGAATAAGGAGACCATAGCAACTCTTCAGAAAGAGTTGGATCAGGCGAAGGTGAAAATTGCTGAGCAGGATCAAGAACTCACAAGCCTTCGTGAATTGAAGCAAGACCTGGAGAGTTCAGTTCAAGAGCTTGAGGCTGAAAAGCAAACGGTTTCAGAAGCCGTGACCGATGAGTTGGCTTCTCTTGGTGTGGAGAAGGAAGTGCTTCCTCAGCAAACTGAGAAGCAAGAGGAAACGCTCGAGCAATTGCAGGAGCGAATGAAGAACACAAGTTGCCCTAAGGAGAAGGGGAAGCTCGCGGCTAAAGCGAGAGAGTTACGCTGGGCGTAGTTTTGACAACTCGAAAATCTCAACTGACCGAAAGTCGATCATAAGAAACTAACTATTTGAATCAATGCCTACTGTTACAACAACCGAAATCGTCGCGGACGTGCTGGATGCTCTCAAAGTGAGAAATCCATTCATTTTCCGTATCGCGCACCAGTTTACAAATAAGGTGCTCAAGCGCGGCAATACTGCCATTGCTCATATCTCAAAGGTGCCTAACGTCAATGACCATGACGATAACGCAGGATACGGAGCGAACGCAGCGGATGCGAAGTCTCTCTACGAGGATGTGCCAATCACAATTGATCAGCATAAAGACGTTGATCTCAGTGTGAGGTATATCAATTCGATCGTGGACAACAAGATGCTCTACAAGGAGGCTATCGATAATGCTGCATATGCTCTTGGACGTGCAATCGTGCAACACGTTCTTGCACTGGCTGTGGCTGCTAACTTCTCAGAAGAGACGCAAGAGGATGCGCTCAATTACGACAAGGATACGCTTGGTTCTGTTCGTAAGAAAATGAACGTCAAGGGGGCGCCTGCAAACCGTCGTATTGGTATCGTCAATTCTGATGCGTTCGAGGCTCTTGATTCAGACCCTCGCATCACTTCGAATGATCATCATGGGCAACGCGTGGAAGGTAATCCTCTTGGAGTCCTTACTAACGTTGCTGGTTTCTCTGAGGTGTTTGAGTATCCTGAGATGCCAGACAACGCAGAGGATCTTAATGGATTGTTCCTGGACCCAAATGCGATTGCTCTGATGACCGGTATTCCGGATGATATTCAGGAGGTGGCAGATGAGCTAGGGATTCCAAACATCGCCGCATGGGAGACTGTTACAGAGCCCGAGAGTGGTCTTACCCTTCTTTGCATCAAGTGGATGAAGCCAGGAACATTTGACCTGATGATTTCACTTACTGTTACCTTTGGAGCAGTTGCTGGGAAGCAGGGTGGTGCTGCAGGTGAGAAGACTGACTTCCATGCTCACCGTGTAGTCGAGGCTCCATAGTCGTAGATTCGTTAATTTAACTAGAAAGGTATTTCAACCATGTTGACCATCGTTACAGCATACAAAACTAAACATCGTCGGAAGGAGGTTCCCAAGATCGTCTATTTCGGCCATGACCGTAAGGAGGCTCGTAAGCAAACCGTTCCTGAGGGGTATCTCTTCATTGAAACCACGCTTGTGGCTCCTGGGTATAACCGTAAGTTCGTGAAAAAGCGCGAGGTTGAGGTTGTGACTGATGGTGAACCACCGGGTTCTGAGGATGCTACGAATATTCCTGATCCATCTACGGATACTAGCCAGTCTCCCAGCTCTGTAAGTGCGTTGGGTGAAGGGGAGGCTGGCGAAGTCGTTGATGCTCCAAACGGAATCGCAGAGGGCGAGAAAGTCGGAGGCTTTGAAGAAGCGCCTGCGGAGGAAGCGCCTGCGGAGGAAGCGTCTGCGGAGGAAGCGTCTGCGGAGGAAGCGTCTGCGGAGGAAGCGTCTGCGGAGGAAGCGTCTGCGGAGGAACAACCTGCTCTGCTAGATGCTCCGAAGCGTAACCGGCGAGGTGGCGGACGCGGACGGAATAAGTCGTAGTTTATTATTACCACAAATACACAGAGCCTCATCCCGGTTTATTGCTTTCTCCGGGGTGAGGCTTTTTTGACTTTAAAAAATCGGTATGAGAATGAAGCGCGGTAGTATGCAGAAGTTTCTTCGTAGAACTCAAGAGGTGCTGCAGGAGTTGTGGCCATGCTCGATCGAGATCAATGGTGAGGAGTTCGATGGGGCGTGCACTGGAAAACGTGGAGTTGAGTCTGTAGAGGCCGGCGGTGCTGAGGAGGAGTTTTCGATTACGGTTCGGGTCGACAAAAGCGTGATGCCTAACCGACCCAAGGTTGGTGATGAAGCTGACGTCGTTTGCGAGAACCTTGAGATTCAGCACGAGGTGGGGAGAATCAGGCAAGTGACTGGTGATCAGGAGCCAGCCTGGATGATCCGGATTCAATCAGATTTTGAGTAACGCTGGAGCACAGTCACAGCTGGCGAGCTTACGCAATTAAAATATGAGTGATGAAAATACAACCGAATTAGAGCCCTGCCCTTTTTGTGGCAGCGATGAGATCGGAATTGAGGATGAGGTAGAGATATGTGGAGGCTGTTGCTCGACATTTGAATCATTTTTCCACCCTGCGGGACAAGCTGAGGCGGCAACGATTGAGAAATGGAACAAGCGAATCTAGCATAACCCATGGCTCACCCGCAGCTCTGCTGTCGGTGTGAGCGGGCTGTTATAAGTTATGGATATCGACGTTACAGTTTCTGGGGCCACTCCTACACGGCAGAGTATTAAGAAAATTGCTGAGGAGTTGGGCAAAGATTTTACCTCAATTGGTATCCAGGAGGCGAGAGGTTTGGCTGTCGAGTTGGGGCGTTATACTTTGCCGGTTGGGCTGAGCGAGTCGTCTGGGAACAAGCTGCAGGAGCGGATTCGAAATGATATCCGGGTGATGTTTCCTGCGTTGTCAGACGGGAAGGTCGGTGCCACGCGTATCTATGGGATTCTTGAGAAGGTGAGTAAGAAATTGGCTGAGCGCTTCTGGGCTAAGTATGAGGCTGGCGGGATCGATGGGGCTGAAGAGTTTCTATCGCGACGGGTGCAAGGCTTGCCACGAGGAGTTGATAAGGAGGCTGACGCTCGCCGGCGGCGTGGTAAGAAGAGCCCAGAGCCGACGTCTGTAGCCAGGCAAACGGTGCGGGACAATTATATGAAGCGTCGTGTGAAAACTGCCGGCATGGCAAAGGCTGGTTGGTTGGGGGCAGCCAAGTCGTTAGGGGGGAGAGTCCGTCGTGGGGGAGGTCGAAGCGGAGGAACCCGTGCAACGTTCCCTAGCTATGTTCGAAAAGCGGGTGCTCGGAAGAAGTTAGGCGCATCACGGATTTCATCGCGCAATGGCGTGTTGCGGATATCGCTCCGGAACTCAGTGCGCCATGCATCAGAGGTATTGGATGTGAGTCTTCAGCAGCGGGCAGAGGGGGCTGCATTCAGGAAGTTTGTAAGATCGTTGAATAGGGCGGTCCAGTTCCGCGCTCAGAGCTTCAAGCGTAGATCTCGGCGACGCGCTGCATGATTTGACGTCGGGCGTTGTGTATGGCGAGTGAAGCAGAAGTATACGGTGTTCGCGCAATTGTTGAAGTGCTCAAAGCGAATCGTCCAAGTGGGGCCCCGGCGCAGGTAGTGAAGAAAGGAGGGAAGTCTGTCGACTTGAAGATTCTGGCTGAGGGGGATGTTGATCCTAAGCAGCGGCCGTGTGTGACTCTGACTGCAGATGCGGGCGATCAGCGGCACCCGCGCATCTACCTTTTCACATTGACGATGGAAACTGTCTATCCAACTGATGATTTCGATGAGTTAGATGTGGTGAAGTGGCAGAGTGCGCTGGCAGGCGTGATCGACGATCGAGCAACTGTGCGTCCGCTCATCTGTGAGGCTCTTCAGGAGTTGGAGAGTCCGTGGCAGATTCGAGACATCAAACCAGCTCCTGGGGGTAGTGAGGTGGATGGTCAGCGAGGCCGTAACCTCACTGACCGGTGGAATGTTTGGATGTGGCGTTAGAACTCACAAATTTCCCAGGCATTGCCTTTTTCGGAAATTACGATGAATAGATTACCCTTAATATTTAGGCTTTGAGCTGCTTCAACGAACGCGTTCACAAGAGAGCGTCGAAGTCCTAATTTGTCGGAGGTGTTATATTCTCCAAAAACTGTTGATGCGGGTAATGGCGAAAAGCCAGTTTCCCCTTCTATGATCCGACAGAGCCCAGCTTTTTCCAGTGCCTCATAGAGTTTTTCATATGAGTCATCTTGGATCGTTTCAGAATCTAGATCAAATGAGATAGTTGCTTGTAATGTCATAAGTAGACTAATTTAGGTATGTTTTAAAATAGTTGGCAAATTTTTTCTGAAAAAGTTCCTTTTGACACCCATTGGCAAGTATCATGCCAGCTATAGATTGTATTATTCAGCACGGAACTCTTGAGGATATCGATTGTCCTGTCGATGAGCCAAACATTCTTGTGAACTCCCTAACCATCTCTGCAGCACGCGAGAAGAAGGAGTATAAGAAGGGTGAGGGCTGTATCGGTGCACTCCGTTTCACCAATCCTACGCTGTCTTTTGCATTTGATGGTTTCATCCAGGCGCTGGGAGGTCTTACTGATCAGCATCCGGGCACCGCAGTGATTTCACTGGCTAACTATCAACAAGACACATTCGGGTTTGATCCTGACGACGGGGTGATGGTGTATGAGGATCCGTCCCGCGAGTGTTCTAACGAAGAACTCGCACAAGCAAAATTCAACGTCGTTCAATACCCATTCGTGGCGTAGCGACACGTTTTCTACATACCGCTGATATTACTAAAGCATGAATGCTTCTACATCTACCAAAGACACACGCATAGCGGCCGCATTGGGAACCTTGGGATTTCCAGTGCGGCCTGAAGTCGTTTATGACGAGAAGACTGGGGATAGCTACACCCGCTTCCATGTGGGATTGACGAGCACTATTCCTACGATCAAGGAAACCTCGCTCAAGTTTAAGTCGCTGCTGAAGAGTAAATCTCTTTTGCCTGAGCATCCCTTGCTGGACTGTCTGCGAGCATTTCACAACCGGAAACTGCTTATTCAGAGTTTGAAAAAAGGGAGTGTGTGCAGGGTGGATTCTGTAGCGGGTGGTAATCGCACGGTGATGGTCGCGGCGCCTGGTTTAGCTGGGGCTCAAGGATCTAAAAAGATGATGGCTACTACGGATCTCAAAGTTGTGGCGGCGATGGGGATTATTGGTGTAGAGCCCTTGGTGATTGAGGATACGCCGCGTGGGGCGAAGTTTTTCCTTCCTGAGTTTGGCATGATGCTCAAGGGGAAATCGCATAATGCGATCGAGCTTCTCCGCGACTTTAGAGATGGGCGCCTTGCAAAGACGTCGCCTGATCACCCGTTTCTCTATGCGATGATGGCGCTGAATAACTACACGAGCCTGCTGTCTGCAGTTGATCAGCAAGTGGAGCTAGTGCTTCTTCGGAAGCCGAAGAGCAAGCTAGCGGCATACGTGAGAGCGAACGCAAGCGACAAGGCGTTCGATCGAGTGAAAGAGCATTTTGGAGTGTAGGAGGGTGTGATGGGCCGACTATTAAACACTACACAGCGGAAGTATTTGGAGAAGAGGGTTCATTCTCACGCAGAGAAAGTGTTGCCCAGGCGCTGGAGGAATTATGGTGAGGAGAAACCCAAAGAGGTTGTTGAAGCTGAGGCTACTATAAAAGCCTGGGAGGAGTCATTGGAGAAGAAGTATCAGGGTATTGAGTCAAGGTTGGACAGGGAGGTTAAGAGAGTTGTTGAAGGATTGATGTTCGACACTCAAGAGGACGCGGTCCGTCAGGTGAATGAGTTTGAGGAATTGGATATCGAGTATTTTAAAGAATAATTTTTAAACAACACGTTATAAGATAATGAGCAATGAAGAAGTAGACCTGCTAGCAGGTGATGATGTGGCGACTAAGGATGTTTCAAATACGCCAGTTGTAGTGATTGAGGATGACGCTCCTGATGAGACATCTCAGGAAAGACAGGACGCGTTTGATGGAGGTGTTTTTGAGTGGCATGGGAATATGTTAGAGCCATATTCGTCGAGTCGTGATGGTTTGTTCATGCGGCTTCGTAAGTTGATGGGAGCGCCCGCCTTGATCGATGCGTTCAAGGATACGAACCTATTTGTTGGGGATGCTCACGCGATTCTGTTTTTGTGTTCACATTCGGCTGAGGAGTTGGCTCCGTTGATGGGGCAACCGGCGAAGCTGGTAGAGGAGGTGATGCTGTGGGCGGATAAGAATGTGGCTCATAGGGAGGCGGCAGATGCCGCGCTGCTGGCATTCAAGATCTTCAACGATAGCCGGGTGAATCAGTCTGAGGCTGTGCCTGGGGGAGTTTCTACCTCGAGCGAGCTGGGAAACTAGCAGACCCGGTGTGGGAGGCGCAGTATCTTATTGTGATAGCTTCGCGCACTGGGTGGTCTGAAGACTATATTCGTTGGCAGTTACCGATGTCTCGAGGTTTAGCATATTACCTGGCTGCCAGAATGTTGGACGGTGTGCCAATGCGGTGGCCGGAGGAGGGCCAGAAGGTATCGAACCATGTAGACCAGGTGAAGGCCAGGGTAAGAGGTCGGTTGCGACGGTAATTAGACTCTGAGGAATTCTTTGGCAATCATCGCGGGGATGATGACGAGGAGGAAATAGAAACCAGTAGGGAAGATCACCCAGAGTGCGCCGAGGATGAGGCAGAGTATAAGAATTGGACCCAAGATCTTCATTTATTGACTTTATCTTATAAAAAGTAATGGCAACCGTCGATGTAAAATTTGGAGGCTCCTCGAGAGAGCTTCAGGCTGAGGCAAAGAAAGCAGAGCGCAGTGTAGAGCGTTTTACCACTAAAGCGAAGGTGGATCTTAAGAGCGTGGCACTAGCTGGTGCTGGTGCGCTTGGTTTGACAGAGCTTTCATCCGGGATCAGTGAGCTGCTGTCTGAGTTTGATAAGGTCGGTAAGTTTGCAACTCGACTAGATACTGCTGCTGAATCGATTCAGAGGTTGGGGGTGGTGGCTGAGCTCAATGGAGCGTCAATGGATGAGATTGTGAATGCTCTGACTCGCTTCGAGCGGAAGCTTGCGTCGGGTGGCTCTACCATCACATCAGCCCTGGATGAACTGCAATTGTCAGCGCAGCAGTTGGAGGCGGCTTCGCCAGAGCGCAAGCTGGAGTTGATTGCTGATGCGTTCGCATCGGCGCCGAACCGAGGGAAAGCTTTTGCGGCTTTGTTCTCTCTGCTTGAGGATGATGCTAAGAAGTTGATTCCTCTGTTGGAGAATGGAGGGGACGCAATTAGAAGACTGGCCAATGATGTTGATGTGTTGGCAGAGGCCGACGTTCGATCAATCGAAGCGTTCAACGATGAGTTCACCAAGCTGCAGAACACGACGAAGATTTCGTTTTTACAGTCGATCGCTCCGGAGTTGCCTCAGATTATTGACGGGCTGAAAACTGGGGCCCAGGCATTTGGTGACTTCACCCGATTTGTTGTCGAGAATCAGAATGTGATTAAGGCTCTCGTGCAGACTTGGTTGGTTTGGAAGGGGGTGAACATTGCGTCGACATTGGCTCAGAATACTGCGCGACAGGTTTCTAATACAGCGGAGATGGTGAAGCAGCGTGGTGTTCTTGGGGCTGTTACAGCTCTGTTAAACTCTGAATCAAATGCTCTGCGGAACAACTCAGCAGCACAGAGAGAAAACGCTGCTGCTAGGACAGCTCAAAGCTCGCAACCTAAGCTCGGTGCGGGTGGGCGGACTAGATTCAATCAGCTTCGTTCGCAGGGGGTGGCTGCGGCACCTGCCTTATCGATTGCTAGAGCGTTTGACGCTCAAGCTGGAAAAGCCGGACGATCGTTTTCGAAGCGGGTTGTTTCCGCAATTTCTTCCGACTTTGCTCGTTCGGCCGGACCATTGGCTGTGGGTTTGGGAGGGCAGCTCGTAACGCAACTTCTTCCCGAGAGTAAGCGTCTTGGGGGGGCTATGGGGTCATCTCTGTTGGATGGATTGTCTGGAACGCTAGCGTTATTTGGTCCAGCAGGGATGGTTGCTGCCTTGGGCATTCAGTCGACGAAACTGTTCTACGCTGCTGGTGAGGCGATCGCGGATAAGTTCGTTGATGGCATATCTGATGAGCTTCAGAAGAGCGCTGGCAAGGCTGTGTTTTCTCAGGACTTCATTGATGCCGCCAACGTGGGCGATCAGAACAAAGCTCTCAATGAGTTGCTTAAGACGCGACGTGAGTTTGAGGCGTTGTCCAAGAGCTCTGATGGCGATGCCGCCAGGGTAGCTAGGAATAGTATTGAGATTATCGATAAGCAGGTGCAGTCGCTGGATAAACTGATTGCTAGGTTGGCCGAGAAACGTCGTGTCGAAGCTGAGGCGGCTGCGGCGTTGGCAGCTCTGCCGATTGAGCGTCGCATTAGTATCAGTGATGACTTGGATATCGAGCTGGGGCTGTTGAAAGCGATCATCGCCGGTGAAGAGGGACGTGTGGCGGTTCTCGAGCGTGCGAAGGCGCTGAATGCTGAGATCGCGGCAATCAAGCGATCAGAGAAAGGCATCTCAGACGATGACGCTGAGGCTCTTGCTAGAAAGAAACTGGAGCTAGCGGAAAAGGCGAAGAAAGTTCAAGACGAAGCGGCTGAGGCTGAGAAGCAGCAGGCTGCTGCAGAAAAGGAGAGGGCGGCAGCGAAAGATAGAGCGATTGCCCTGGCTCAAGAGACTGCGGCTGCGATTAGAAGTCAGCTTCCTTTGGAGGACCAGCTTACGAAGAAGGTTCGAGATAGGCAGAAGATTTTGGATGAAACTGGCGCCGGTAATGAGCGCGATTTGTTCAAAGCTGGTTTGAATGCTGGTAGGTCTGGCGATGTTGAGCAGGCTGAGGAGTTGTTCAAGAAGCTGAAACAAGTTCAAACTCTACGCGGTGAGATTAAGGATCTGGAAGGTCAGCAGCGTGATGTTGAGGATGCGCGTTTGGTTTTCGATCTTGAAAGGCAGATTGCGCAAGCGCGGGGTGTGGGGAATCAGGATCTCGCATCAGCAAAGCAACGTGAGTTAGATGTGCTTCAGCAGGCTTTTAGTATCGAGAGTTCACTGAATGTGCAACGTGGTGAAGCGCTGCGCTTGGCTCAACAGATGGTAGCAGCTAGAGAGGATGAGCAGAGGTTGCAGGTTGGTGCTTCACGCGCTGATTTTAGCACTGAGCTAAAGGCATTGGAACTTGAATCATCTGGGAGGAAGAGAGAGGCTGACGCGCTTCGCGATAAAGCAGCTTTACTCGATCGGGCTCGAGAGCTGCAGGGCTCTCTCAATGTTGAGGCTGGTAAGGCGCTAGAGTTAGCGCAGCGTGAAGCTGATGCTAAACGTCAGATTGAGGAGAATGAGAAAAACCGTCGTCGGGGGCGTCGACGTGGGGGGATTGGTGATGGATTGAATAACTCAAACATTCGCCGAAGCGGTGGGATTAACTTCTCTAACTTTAGCGACTCGAAGTTCAAGGAGAGCACGAGTTTGTTCGATAGTTTGGCAAAGAGATTAAAGGTGAATGATTCTGAGAAACAGGAGTTGAAGAAGAAGGATGATGTGAAGTCACTGGCTTTCCTTTCTCGTCTCTCAGACTCCAATGAGGAGTTAGTGAATATCATGAAAGGATTAGGAACGGTCTAATGGATGCAATTATTCGATATGGGAGCCTCCCGATGAGGCTTGATGGTGAACGTATAAGTGATGCGCCAGCGGGTGCTCTGGATCAATCTTCGGTGCGTTATTTGGCTCCTTATCCAGGATGGAAGGCTGCGCTCAGCGGTGAGGGGATTTCTAAGGGATCTCAGTATGCGGGGCAGCTGGGGCTTTGGGTGAAGGATTTTAAGCTGCAGGGTATCTGTGGTGATACTGCTGAAGTCGAGATTGCTTTGGAGGGTTTGCTTTCAGGTAACGGTGATAAGCGTATCAGGAAGATCAGCGCGTCTGGGAATGTTATTTCGGTTGGCCCCTTGGAGAAGATCATCGTGGTGCCAGACGCTGAGGGCGAGTATACTGATCAGGATGCAGATCCTCCGACTCCATCGGCTACTGAGCAGGCTCAGCGACGTGTTCCGAAACTTAATGCTGATGGCACCTACGACTATCGGTCGATTGCTACTCCTACAGGAACGGCTGAGCGATGGAATGTGAAGGATCCTATCATTACAGTGATCGATGAGTATTTCACAACGACTGCTCCAGATGTTGATGAGGTGAATACTGCGATCGCACCAGTGATGGCGCCAGTCGTGCCGCTTTGGCAATGGGCGGCATGGGCGTATCCTATGCGATTCAATCATCCTGCAGGATGGGTTCTTGAAGCGCGTAACGCAGATCAGCTGTATGGGCCAGTAGGTGACGACGGGCTCTGGAAGGTCACAGATGTTTCTTCATACTATTACACCGGACAACCTGACTAATGCCTGATCCATTCAATTTACCGGATCCTAAGGGAGGGCCAGCTTTGCTTAGCCCAGAAACTTACGTGAAGTTTAAGCAGGCGTTAGAGTTGTTGAATCTGACGCTGGAGCCACGGGACTTTGTTGTGACGGATATGCCTGGCGGTGGGCGTCGAGTGCAGATCCGCGCGTATGAGGAGTTTCTGCAGGCGGTGGGCGCTGGTGGTGTGGTGAGTAATGCGTGCACGGAGCTGGTTCCATCTGTCCTGAATGTTGGCACTGAGCAGGCTCCAGATTGGCGCGTATTCGTTTCCTCAGGAATAGTGAACAACCTGGTGCCGACAATTGGTGGTGTTCCCCTGAATAACGACCCAGCCCCTAGTCTCGCTTTGACCGTGGCCACATCGCTGTGGCTGCGCTTCGGGTGGACTCCGATTGCTCAGCAGTTTGATAATGCGGGGACGCCGTTCTATTATGTTGGGAACGGGGGGACAATATCCAATGTGAGATTCGAGTTGTCAGCGACTCAACCCGCGGAGGTGGTCCCGACTGTAGATTCGGGGTCTGGTGCAGTGACGGCTGGTGAGAGCTCGTTTTTATGGGCGAATGTGTCGGAGAATAACGGTGCTTTTTCTCTGAGTGAAGAGCGTTCATGTAATGTGCAAATAGGGTTCTGTGCTCCTAACCAGTGGACGCTCTATCGTGAAATGCCGGCTGAGGGGGGCGGAGGCGGGGGCTATGGCCCATACGGTCCATACGGTCCATACTTTTAAAGATTATGTATTTTGAAAATTACAATTTAACCTTCGTTCATATTCCGCGCACTGGTGGAACATCGATCGCTCGGGCGCTTTTGAACCTGCCGGGGAGTAGATTTCTTTCCAGGCAGGAGTTTCCAGAGGGTTTTCTGAAGCAGTTTGAGGGGAAGCGTGGGCGTATCAAGCGACACCCACAGTTAAGCGAGATGGTGAGGAAGGGGAGGTTGTTCACAGTGGTGAGAGATCCTGTAGAGCGTTGGAAAAGCTGCCATAAGTTTATGAAGAACCGTGGGGCGGCGATTGAATTGTTTCACCGCGGGTATGATTACTTAGTTGGTGGTGATTCTGACGTTGAGGTATTACGTTTTGAGACGCTTCAGAAAGACTTCAAGCAGTTAGTGCCTGGTATCAAGCTCCGGAGAACTAACCGGAGCGGTGTTGGATGAGGGCCGACGAAGTGTGAAATATCTAAGCGTGACTTAGATATGATTTGTAAACTGGCACCTTTCGAATGGGAGCTATACAAGTGCGAGGAGCGGTATGCCGACGACTGAAATAGCTCTCTCTCCAGCTACATGTCGTCATTGTCCAGATGACTGCAATGCTCCTACGTTACAACGAGAGTCTTATGTGGGGCTTAGTTCACTTCGCGGTGCGTCTAGGTTTTTAAGCGGCGCTAATCTAGCGCTTGTTCCGGCTTCACACGTGGACTATGAGTCTTGCATTATTTGGGATAAGCTCACGAGGACTGAGGACTATGAGTTTGAAGATGAGAGCTTCAATACGGGTGGTGATTTGCTTCAAACTTATAGGCAGACCTACGATTATACCTACACTCGAGAGTATGAGCAAGGTGTGGGCTATAAGTATACGCAAGCATCTGGATCGGTTGTTTTTATTCAGACTCGTTACAACTACGAATGTGACGACTATTATTGCATCACGACTACTGCATACGTTTCATGGGAGGAGGTGGAAGAGCGAGATGCTTTCGTTTCTCCTAACGGGGAGTTGCATTTCAACTACACGAAAACGACCACTACTTATGACTCGGCCGGCAACGTCACATCGTCCAATACTGTAAATAGTGTTCAGACCAATTTTAATCCTCATGGGTTAGCTGTAAATGGTGATGCTACACCTTCTTGGACTACTTTGACGTATTCTGGGGGATATACTGGGCAGCAGTTGCATCGAACTATCAACCGCACTGATCCCAACAGTAATAATACCAGGATAAGGCACTATAACGGCGAAGTTATACATACTTGGGAAGACCCTCGTCATCCACGATATAGATGGGTGTTTGGGAGCGGGAATGCGATAGTGCGCTGGGATGTGAACGAGATTCCCTCTTCTGGTGGTGGCGCTGTTAATTCTGAGCAAAAGTATGCAAGTATCGTTGATGCTGATTGGTTTGAGCATGAACCTACAGGGTTATATTGCTTAGAGCTGGCAGATGCCGCCTATACCTGTCCGCCTCGACTGGTTTGGAGTAGTTTCGTGATCTAGAAATGTTTTGACATGCCTGAGCTGGCATGACCTTAAAATCAAAAATTACGCTAAGTGCACTCGCGATTATTTCGCCTGGACACGTTTCGGCTGCAGGGGACTATCAGCTAGGTTTGGCTAAGGAAACTCTTGCGATTCCGTCAGATGCTGATCAGATGTTGGTTCTAAAGGGGACTTTGGACCCTGATGTTACAACCAGCCCGTCGGATCTCGTTCTCGACTTGAACGCTGGCACTGTTGATTCTCAGAACGCTCCAGCAGCTCCATTTGATCAGGCCGCTTGGGAAGAGGCGATTGGTGCAACCGGTCTTAATGTCGACTGTGATCCAGCTGGCTTTGATACGATTTACGCGATCATCATTAAGTGTCCGCAGCGTCTGGTAGTAGGCACTGGTGCTGTCGTGAATACAGCTTGGGCGACAGGTCCATTTAAAGCTGCGGGTGATGCAGTGGAGACCTCACACCTTGTTCTTACAAACTTCGATGGCTGGGCAGTTGCTGCAGCTGATGAGATTTCACTCGAGTCCGTTGCTGGTCAAGGTGAGTCCGAGTTCGAGGTCGTTGTGATTGGTAAGAAAGCCTAAGTGAGCTGGTTCTAACTGTTTGTTCGAAAGGTCAAAAGCTATGGGTGAAAAACTAAATGTAAAAGAAACCACAGAGGTGGTGAGCTTTGGAGCTCTTCTAGCAAAGAAGGCTCTTGCAGCTAAAGAGAAGGGCATTAAGGGAGCCCTCTCTGAGCTCGACAAGCTAATCGACCTTTTCCCTGCGGCCGTGGCTGCGGTGAAGGGGATTGATAAGGTTGATGACGAGTTGAAGGATCTTGATGATAGCGAGATTGAGATCCTTGTTGGTGCGGTAACTGAGCATTTTCCTGCGATTGCAAATGCGGATGCTGTGGAAACAGCAAAGGATGTTCTGATTATCGTAAAGCGTGGCTATGCTATCTTTAAACGTCATAAGGGCGCCTAAATGAAGCATGGTTTTTTCAGCGCCGTGGCGTGGGCATGCCAAGTGTATTGCCTGCGCTACGGTGATGGACTCGAAGACCAGATACGAAACAATGAAAACGAGCTGGAAACTATTGCTGCTAATCCCACTCCTAGCAAGTTGCGCAAAGCAAAGCGTCTCAGAGAAGAAATTGCGCGAAGCGAGGAACGTCTTAAACGCTTCAGATCTTTATGATCCGTCAGTGGTTACGACAAAGCCAGGTGTGAAGTATGACTTCGTGGAAGGTGCCTACACTGGCACTGGGCGCAAGTTCATTTCCCAAGCTAAATTGGCTGAAATTCTCAATCAACCTATTAAAGATGAGTAGAGCTCTTAGAATCGGTCGCTCTGTAGTTCGCGAGGAAGCGCGTTGGAAAGCTATTCAGCTGAAGCTGGGATTGCATGTAGACGGGTGGCCGGGGAACCAATTTTTAGGCAAGGTGGAGGAATTGCTGGGCATGCAAGCAACAGTTCCGGAGAAGAAAGACGAGGATTTGGTCAACAACGCTTCTTTATCTCCTAAGCCTGATTACGCGTCAATGGTCGATGCTTATGGTGTGCCTGGAGATGAGTCTAAGCTAGTTCGCATCAAGTTCCCGTTCCCAATGCGACTTTATAGCCGTGATTCAGAAGCTAAGGTATTGAGCCACCGCGTGCATAAAGATGCTCATGACTCGCTTTTAGCTATCCTCTCTGAGATTTTGGATACATTTGGGCAAGAGTGGATCACTGAGCACGGTATCGATGTGTTTGGTGGTATATACAACAATCGGAATTCTCGGGGGGGGATTAGTAAGTCGAAGCATGCCTGGGGTGTCGCTATCGACATTAATCCTGCAGAGAACCGTAACCGTCAGCGATGGGCTCAGGGTAAGATTGGGCAGTCTGGGTGGGCTAATATGCCAATTGAGGTCATTGAAATTTTCGAGAAGCATGGCTGGAAAAGCGGAGGCCGCGCATGGGGGCGTGATGCAATGCACTTTCAGCGAACACGATAGTAGATCATGGAGGCGATCATAATTAAACTAGTAGAGCATTCGCCAGTGATAGCTGCAGCTGTGGCTGTGATCTGGTTTATCGGTAAGAAGCTGTTCGAGGTGAACGATAAGGTGCACCAGGCCAATCATGAGCGCATTAAGGCGCTCGAGACTCACGCAAAGACCTGTGAGGAGGATCGGGCGCAATTGCATGCGTCTCATACTCAGTTGCAGGCCGATGTGATTGAGAGACTTTCCGATGCGTTGATGAAGAAGGATTAGTTCCGATTTAGTCCGATACAATTTGATTCTATGCAACGTTCCCTTCGGACACAGATTTAAAAAATATTGACGGCCCAAGGGTTTGTCCCTACAAGCCCCTCGAAAGGGTCACCCCGAGGCGATT